TTGGCGGTTGCCAAGAGGCAAGTGCTCAATTTGTTTTCCCATGTCCATCATGTTTTCACCAAGGAGAAATAACGTGACGAAAAAGTTCCCTACATTATATGGTTTGACCTCAAAAGGTGTTGTGAAGTCCTGGAAGATTTGGGTCGAAAAGTTTCCGTTGGAAGCCACGATCTTTGTCGAGCACGGTCAATTGGAGGGGAAGAAACAATTATCCCCTGAGTCGATTCGTGTGGGATTGAACATTGGGAAGTCGAATGAAACGACTCCTTTTGAACAGGCGTGTCTTGAGGCAGAATCCAAGTGGAAGAAGAAGCACGATGCGAATTATTGCGAGAAGTTGCCCGAAGGTGAATCGAACCTTACTCTCAAACTCTTGCCGATGTTGGCGCAAAAATTCAAAGAGCGTAAGCATAAGATTGTCTGGCCTGCCTTTGTGCAGCCCAAGTTGAATGGTGTGCGCTGCCTTGTTGAACGGAAGAATGGCAAGATCACCTTCTGGTCACGCAAGTCAAAGCAGTATAAGAATTTCAACCTCTACATGGAGCAGGAATTTTTGAGTTTCATGCACGATGGGGATATCCTCGATGGTGAAATGTACAACCACGGCGATATCACCTTCCAGGAATTGATGTCCCTTATCAAGGATGAAAAGACGCCGGACCTCGTGAAACTGAAAAAGTATGTAAAGTTCCATTGCTATGATCGTCCAAGTGTGCCTGGTGGATTCAAGACTCGGTTTACGAGACAACTCCCCGATGATCCCTATTCGTCATTCTGGACCTTCAAAGTCCTCGCCTACATTCTGAAGGTAGAGACGTTGAAGGTCCATAACGAAGCGGAAATGCTTGAGTGGCACGGGCGATTCACTGCCGATGGCTACGAAGGCACCATGGTGCGCTCAGGCGGAGACGAGCCGTACAATTTCCAGTACCGCGATAATCAGTTGCAGAAGTACAAGGATTTTGAAGACGCTGAATTCAAGATCATTGATGTGGAAGAGGGCGTAGGCAAGGATGAAGGACAAGCCACCCTGATTGCTGTCACCCCGCAAGGGACTGGGGGACGCACAGGCATTGGAGACTTTGGTGTGAAGTGCAAAGGACCGAATGCCATTCGTGAGGAACAGTGGAAGAATCGGAAGTCCTACATAGGTAAGGAAGTGACTGTACGGTATCAGGTATTATCGGATGAAGATTTCATTCCGATATTCCCTGTCGGTCTTGCCGTGAGGGATTATGAGTAAGTGTCCGAAGTGTAAGAAGCCGGAGGCGCATTTTGTGCCTCCGTCTTTTGGGGAATCTGGTTTTTACATCTGTGAGGGAGACGTTATGGCAAAAACAGTGTCAGATTTGGATATGATTTTGGAGTGGAGCCGCACAGGTACGGACCTCAAGGTTCGCACCGTGGAAGGCACCCTGTTGTTTTCCAGTTCCGTGGGCTTTGTCAGCCCCTTGTTGTCTGAACGACAAGTCAAGTGGGTGACGGAGGACTACAACCGAAAGAAGAAGAATTATGTTTTCGCTTGATCTGAGACCGATCAAATTTCAAGACTGGTTTCTCCAGAACCGGGATGAAATGAGTCAGCAATACCACAGTCTCGCAGGGCCGCTTGTGACACAGACTCGCCGGTGTCATGAGTGTGATGGCAAGGGTCATCATGAATGTGATTTGGGGTTCGATCATGATTGCTACCATTGTGACGGCGAAGGGACGATTGAAAAAGAGCAGGACGAAGTGCTTGAGGATTTTGCACGAAAAATCTACGATGCCCAGGTCAAGAGTGACTACGAAAAAGTCAAGATTTTCTTAAAGGAACAGGAACATGCCGGCTAACGAATTACAGGGAGCGAATGCTCCAATCAAGATTTGGTCTCCGATCCACGAGGTTGAATCCTCGGCATTGGATCAGTTGAAGAACACGGCGTCTTTGCCGTTCATCTATAAGCATGTGGCAGTCATGCCTGATGTTCACTATGGCATCGGGGCGACTGTCGGGTCTGTCGTGGCGACGAAGGGCGCGATTGTGCCGGCGTGTGTCGGTGTCGATATTGGCTGCGGCATGATGGCATCCAAGATGCCGTTCAAGGCGAACCGTTTGCCGGATAACTTGCAGGGCTTGTTTGACTCGATATCGAAGGCGGTACCGGTTGGACAGGACATGCACAACAAGTCTGCTACGAATGATCTTGACTTGGGGTACCTGTTTTTGCCGAAGAAAATTCGGGATGACGAGGACCGTGTGCGTAAGCAGATGGGCACCCTCGGTGGCGGAAACCACTTTATCGAAGTGTGTCTGGACTTGGAGGAAAACGTCTGGGTCATGTTACACTCAGGGTCCCGCGGTATTGGCAACAAGATCGGGAACTATTACATCGATCAAGCGAAGAAGATTATGGATGCCGAGCAAGTGAAGTTGGCAGACCCTAACCTTGCGTACTTGCACGATGGCACCGAATTATTCAACGAGTATTGGCGCGACCTACAGTGGGCCCAGCGTTACGCCATGAAGAACCGCGAGGTCATGATGGCGTTAGTGATGCGCTCCATTGCCGACGTGTTGTTTGGAGACAAGGACACGGTCATTGCACCTGAATTGATGGTGAACTGTCACCACAACTATGCAGAACGAGAGGACCACTATGGCGAAAATGTTATTGTTACACGCAAGGGGGCTGTACGTGCTCGCGTTGGTGATATGGGCATCATTCCTGGTTCTATGGGCACCAGATCGTATATCGTTGAGGGCCTGGGAAACAGCGAATCGTTCTGTTCGTGCTCACACGGCGCGGGTCGTGTCATGTCACGCGGCAAAGCCAAGAAAGCGTTTACCTTAGCCGATGTCGAATCACAGACCGCGGGCATCATGTGCCGCAAGGATGAAGGCATCATTGATGAATTGCCTGGGGCGTACAAGAACATCGACCAGGTCATGGAGAACCAGAAGGATTTGGTGAAGATCGTGGCGCAACTGCGTCAGGTCTTGTGTGTGAAAGGATGAACCTGCGAATACTTGCAGAAGAAGTTTCCAGGGGTCATTATTGGAGTGATGACTCCTGGTACTCCTGCCCTTTGGCAGCCGATGGCTGCGCGAACGAGGAAGTGCCTCCGGGCATCTGTAACTGCGGGTTGGACGAGACAATTGAGAGGAACCGCAAGATACTTGAGAAAGTTTATCAAGCCGGGGCATCCAACGAACCACTAGAAGGATAAGTATAATGCCACTGAAAGATGCACCAAAAATTGATCGGGACACACTCTTCAACTTGTCCAAGTGCGAATTGCTGGATATGATTCAAGAGTTGACGACCAAAGCCTATCACAATCGACAATTGTTTGAGTTTGCCTGTAAGGATCATTGTGATGACTTCAGAGAAGTAGAATTGGAATTGACCAGGGCCGGCATTCCAGAAGATGATGGATATGGGTGCTACCCTATTGCCGAACGGGTGAAAATGCTGGCGAAGAAAGTATCCAAGGAATAATCATGGAAAATCAAGACCCCTACCTCATGAATCGCTTGGGGAATGTCAATAATCGTTTTCAGAACAATGGACGCTACAAGCGTGTGGTGTGCGTGTGTTCAGCGGGATTACTCCGCTCGCCCACAGCCTCGGTGGTTCTCTCACAGGAACCCTGGAACTTCAATACCCGCGCGGTAGGACTCATTCCCGAATTTGCGTTGATGCCGTTGGATCAGGTGCTTTTGGAATGGGCAGATGAAGTGGTGTGTATGACTGAGGATCAGGCGGATGCCGTGACAGATATGTTACAGCAACTCAAACTGAGAACGCTCGTTACCTGTTTGAATGTGCCCGATAATTTCTCGTACCGTGACCCTGAACTGGTGCGTCTTATCTCAGAGAGATATTTAGCCGCCCACGAAAAGCGTATACTGGGTGAATCTACCGATCTGAAATAAGTGCTTGCTTTCTTGGCGTGTCTGTGTTAGACTAACACTAAATAGACCGTACAACTGGAAGGTTATTATGAAAATCAAACGGCAATCAACAGAATCGCGGGTCAATCAACTCCTCTCAAAAGAGGAACCATCGTATGGATTCATGGAATTGAGTCCGATGGAAATGACCCTGGCATTGAATTGGTATTCACAAAATAGGGAGAAAGAAGTCTCCTATAAATATCTCGCAGAATACTGTAAGTCCAATACCATCAAAGCCAAGACTGAACAGATCGAACAACAGGTCAGCACGGTCGGATTTGTCTGTCGTATGATTTCCCGCGGTGCCATTTTGGATGCTCAATAGTTGCTGTGGCTCTCGCAGAAACTCAAGAAGATGGCTGCTATCGAGGTTGAACAGAAGGCACCACCGATGATACCCGCAACCAAACCTGTCACGATCCAAGATCGACTGAAAGAGAAATCCAATAAGAGCATAGGATTGCTTGAGGGTGCGGTTGATGAATTTATCCTCGCCGATTTCAAGACCGTGCCGAATACGCTACAACTCATGCGAGAGAACGAAGTCAAGGGCGCCCATGGCCCCAACATCGTCAACTTTTTCAAGAAATGTCGTGATGAATTCCGTCTGGCGATTGCTGGCACCGATCCTCAAATCGAGGAAGGCTACAGCAACTATACGCTTCCCCAATTGAAGAAGATGGCAGACCTCTACGACCAGATTGTGTCAGATACGTTGACCATCATGGGTGAATCGGTCGCTGGTAAAACACCCCGCAAGAAGAAACTCAAAACCCCCGAACAACAAGTTAGGCATCTCAAGATTTGTTTGTATGATGAGGTGCTGAAGATCAATTCCGTACCCCCGACCCGTATGGTCGGTGCCGAGGGTGTCTGGGTGTACAATCGGAAGAATCGAATGCTGTCGTACTATGCGGCTGATGATGCCTCTGGATTGGGCGTCAAGGGATGTGCGTTCTTGAACTACTCGAAGACAAAATCACGCACCAAGAAGTTACGCAAGCCCGAAGAGGTGCTGCCACAAGTGTTGTCAGGCGGAAAAGTCGTGCTCAAGAATCTGTTCGATTCCCTCAGCACCAAGGATGCCAAAGTCACAGGACGCATGAATAAGGAGACATTGCTCGTAAGAGTGACGGTGTAATTATGATAATTGTGGATTTTTCTCAGATCGCCTATGCGTGTATCCTTGAACACCTGGCGCAAACCAAACAAGCCGAAGCCAACATCGACATGGTGCGCCATGTCATTCTCAATTCTCTTCGTGGTCATGTGAAGCGATTCAAGCGCGAATATGGGGAAGTCATTGTCGCTTTCGATGCGAAGAGTTACTGGCGCCGAGACGTGTTCCCGCACTACAAAGCCAACCGCAAAAAGAATCGTGACAAATCTCCTTTCAACTGGCAATCTATTTTTGTGTGCCTGGATACCCTCAAGTTAGAACTCCAACAGAACCTCCTGTACAAAGTGGTGGCCGTGGAAGGCTGTGAGGCGGATGATATCATTGGTTTCTTGTCGAATGTCTATGGTCCTTCAGAGAAGATCATGATTATCTCTGGTGACAAAGACTTCGCGCAACTCCAGGTGCATGAAAATGTCCACCAGTATTCCCCATTGCTCAAAAAGCAGATTGTCGAACAGTTCCCCAAGGTGGCACTGAAGCAACAGATCATTCGCGGCGATACCGGTGATGGCGTCCCGAATATCCTCTCGCCTGATGACGTGTTTGTGACTGGTGGTAGACAGAAGCCGATCATGGAAAAGAAAATAATCACCTGGATAAATATGCCTGTCGAGACATTCTGTATCGCGGGGGATATGCTGAGGAATTTCAAACGCAATGAAACGCTCATTGATTTGAAGCAGATTCCTTCACACGTTCAAGCGAGGATTGCCGAAGCGTATGACACCGCGACTCCGCACGGCCGTGGACATTTTATGAAGTACCTGATTGCCAGCGGTCTGAAGGATTTGACCGCAGCCGTCGAAGAATTTTAACCTATGAGGTGACTGATGAATTATGCCAGCGTGTTATTCAACGAAATCATTGAGGAGTTTGACAAGCAGAAGAACCGGGAGACTCGCATTGCGGTCCTGCGGAAGTATGGGAGGAATGTCTGGTTCAAGGAATTCCTCAACTATGCGTTCAACCCCAAAATCCACTTTGACATTGCGGCCATTCCAGACTATAAACCTGCGGTAGAACCTGCGGGCGTCTGTTATGCGAACCTCAGCAACGAAATGCGCCGGCTGTACATTTTTATCTCAGGGCACCCAAAGCGCACCGCGAAGTTGGATGCTCGCAAGGAAGCCAGAATTCTGAATGCCTTGCTTGGATCGATCCACAAGGAAGAAGCCGCGTTGCTGGTGAAGTGTTTCAAGAAGGATTTGGAAGTACGGTATCTGACACCCTCGTTGGTCAAGGAAGCGTTTCCAGAGTTGCCGTTCGTCCTTCCGCAAGCCACGGAAGAAGCGGCAGTCAAAGAAGTAGTCGCCGAGACTGTGAAGACGAAGAAGATCAAGACCACGGGTGCAACCATAAAGGTGTAATGATGGATACGGTTGAAGTGCAATTAGTCAAGTTGGTGGATGGTCGTGTCGCCTTGAAATATCCCAAGACCGGTCCTCTGTGGAATATGGAAGGCTACTATCTGCCTTCCGAGGATCACAGCACACTCTTGAAAATGAGTGCCGCACATATCGAGTTTTTGGTGCCCAAGGCATAACATGAAATCCTTTGCCGTCATCACCCCGACCATAGGGTCGCGCCATCTGAAACAAAACATCCTCACCTTACGTGAGCAAGACTGCATCCACTATATTGTGGTAGATGGCAGAGAGCACTGGGAAGCCGTCAACAAGATGCTGATGGGGCCTGGAGGACCAGGACTTTCACACAAAGAGAAATTCATTTCCCTCGATGTCAATGTCGGTAAAGGCTGGTATGGGCACAGAGTCTATGCCGCGGCGTCATTCCTCGTCAATGAGGACGTGTTGTGCTATCTCGATGAGGATAACTATGCAGAACACAATTATATTGAATCCTTTCAACGAGTTTTCGATGATCCTAAATACCAATGGGCCTACACACTCAGGAACATCGTAGAAGAGACTGGTAGGTTCGTCGGCCCTGACAATTGCGAGAGCCTGGGGCACTGGCCTGTGTCCTTTAGTGGCGGCACACGGTATCATATCGATACAGGGTGTTTTGCGATACCGCGAGAGTTGGCCGTCAAGGTTGGGCATTATTGGTACGGGCAGTGGGGCGCAGATAGACAGTTCTTTGCCGCCGTGAAGGGATATGCACCAGAATTCGGGTGCACCACGAGACACACACTCAACTATAGAATGGGGAGCGACACGAATTTAGCGACCAAGGAAATGTTTTTACACGGCAACCAACTATCTGAGCAAGCCTATACTGGCGAGAGGAACTACCCGTGGCACGAACAAAGAAACCCGATAACACAACAGAACCAATGGACATACCGGACCACTTAGGCGACCGTACCATCATTGTACAGGAACCATTAGCCGACGAAGACATGATCGGCCAAGGACTCCTGATTCATCACACGCATTTTTTGACGGGTGAAATTGAGTATGAAAATATCAGCAAAGCCATTCAATGGGTTGTGTTTGAGCATACACAGACGGAACGACCAGACCACTTAACCTTATACCTGAATTCGGGAGGGGGTGACCTGTACAACGCTTTCGCTTTAGTGGACATTATGGTGGCATCAACGATTCCCATTTACACCGTCGGGGTGGGCAATATCATGTCAGCAGCCTTGTTGATCTTCTCCTGTGGAGAACCTGGACATCGCTACGTGGCCAAACATACAGGTGTGATGATGCACCAATTCCATTCCGATATGGAAGGGAAAGAACATGAGATTGTGGCATCGATGAAAGAGTTGCAGGAGTGCCGAACGAGAGTCAACGA